AAAACCAAAACCAAAGCCGACCCGCTCGATCTGTTGAAAAAATCTGGAAACCGTGATGCCGCCGAAAATTTCGTCGCCTCACTTTTCGACTAACCCAACCACCACCTTAAACCCCCAAAACCACCCCTATGCCCGCAACCCCCATCACCACAGTCAAAGGCCAGCGCGAGGATCTCTCCGACGCGATGGTCCTCATCGAACCCGGCGACACCCCCCTGTTTAGCCTCTGCAAGAAATCGAAAGAGCCTACGAATGTTTTATTTTCTTGGCCCGCCGACCGCTACAACGACCCGCAAACCGCAGGCGTCCTCGCGAATGACGATGTCACCACATTCGACGACCAGCACGCGAACCGCGAACTCCTCTCGGGCCGCATCCAAAAAGCCCGCCGCAGCTTCCAGGTGGACGACCTCGTTGAGCAAGTTTCTGATTTAGCAGGCGTTGGCAAAAAGCAAGCGTTCAACAAGGCCGCAGCCAAAGCCCTCGTCGAACTGAAAATCGACATCGAGTCCATCATGGGCTCCGACAACGACAGCCAGGTCCAATCCGGATCGAACCCCTACAAAACTCGTGGTATCGGCGAATGGATCAAAGCCACCGGGCAAGCCGACCTCGCCACAGCAGTTCCTGCCGCGTTCCGCACACCCGCCGCGTCGATCAACACCACGGCCACTGCCTCCCTCACGGAGAACAATGTCATCGATGTCTTGGAGTCCATCTTCAAAGTTCGTCGCGCCCGTCGCAACTACGACCTCGTCTGCGGCACCGCCCTCAAGCGTTCGTTCACCAACTTCATCCGCACCCAAACCGGATCGTCCAGTGTGATGAGCAGCGTCCGCACCTTCAACAGCAATGTCGATTCCAAGAAAATCACAAACACGATCGACATCTACGAAGGCGACTTCGGCACCCTCAGCCTCCATGTCTCGACCTACCTCGCGCACGGCCAGGCAGCCGCCGTCTCCGCCGCTCGCGGGTATGTGCTCGACATGGACCTCGTCTCCATCGGCTTCAACCGCAAGCCCCGCATGGAAGAGCTTGAAGACCGTGGCGGTGGCCGCCGTGGCTTCTGCGACGCCATCTTCGGCGTAGCCGTCAGCAATCCCCAGGTCCTCGGCAAATTTGCCGCAACGACCTAATTCCGCCCCCCAGCCCTTGCCGGTGGCCCCTCGTCTCAGGACAGGCCACCGGCAACCGGGCTCCCCTTTCAAAAATCAATGGACGATCTCAAGGAAATCCTCAGCGACCTCCCCGGCGACCTCGCCGAAGGAGCGAAAAGCGAGTTGTTCGAGCAGTGGAACTCCCGCGCCGTGCAGGCCGACGCCCGCCAGCACGCCATCGCCGCCGACCACGCCGCCCAAGACCTCCGCTCCATCGAAGGCGTGGGCGCTTTGACCCTCTCCGTTGACCCCCAAATTTATCACTTCTGGAATTGGAAAGTGCCCGGCTGCTGGCGCGACTCCGATTTCATCGCGTGGTTCAAACGCAACTTCCCCCAATGCGTCGTCCGCTGCGGCGGCACGGGCAAGTTCGCCATCCTCATGCCGGGCCTCCGAGCAGCATGATCACCACTTTGTCCAGCTACCGTAATGCGGCGGGGTTTGTTGTGCCCTGGTTATTGATTCGCGATGGCCGTAACCGCATAAAAGCGGCCTCTGGCATTTTTCTATGACCGAAGCCGACCAGCCAGACCGCGACACGAAATACTGGATCGGCCAGCTCACCGAGGCCGCCACCGATGGCGGATGGTTTTCGACCCTACGCTCGCGGAACTACGACACCCGCATGGCCCTCTGGGATGGCCAATCCTCCGATGGCCGCAAGTGGGCCTCAAACTACGGCCGCAATGTTTTCCCCTGGGAAGGATCGAGCGACAGCCGCATCCGCCTCGCCGATCTCGTCTGCAACCGCGAAGCCCAGCTCTGCCTCACCGCCACCTTCGCCGCCAGATTGCAAATGATGCCGGTCGAATCCTCCGACGCCCTGTCGCGCACCGCCGCCGAGGCCGTCCTCAAGTGGATGCTCTTCACCCATTGCGCCAGCGACCTCCGGCGCGAACTCGAACTCGCCCTCAACATCCGCGCCACCTACGGCCTCGCGATCATGGGTGTGTTTTGGAAAACCACGACGCGCATCGAGGAAAAATCCGTCACCCTCGAAGACCTCATCGTCATGGCTCAAGAGCAGGGCGATCCGAATTCCCCTCTCGCCATCCTCATCGGCGCAATCCTCGATCCGCTCCAGGAAGAAATCGCCATCGAGCTCGCCGAGCAATTCGCCCCCGGCACCGGCACCTCCGCGAACATCCGCAAACTCCGCGAAGGCGGCACCGTCGAATACACCGAGCCCTACATCTTCGAGAGCAAGCCCGAGTGGACCGCCCTCGAACCTTTCAACGACATCATTTTCCCCACCGCCACCTACGACCTCCAACGCGCCCCCTGGATCGCCCGCCGCGAAATGGTCACTTGTGAGGAACTCGAGGAACGCACCATCACCGAAGGCTACCCCGAGGAATTCTACGAGGAGGCCGAGAAATTCAAAGGCGCATCCCTCTGGCCCATCTACGCGCAGCAGAATACCAACCGCCGCGACAGCATCCTCTGGCAAGACCACCGCGACCTCGTGGAAATCTGGCATGTTTACAGCAAAGAGACCGACGAGAAGACCGGAGCCACAAAAGTCATGTGCCGGGTCATGCACCCGAATGTGGACATCTTCGCCAAAGAAGAAATCTCCCCCTACTCCCACGGCGAATATCCTTTCATCGAACTCCCTCGCGAGCGCGTCACCCGCTGCCTCATCGAAGCCCGAGGCATCCCCGAGATCGTCAGCACCATGCAGGCCGAGATCAAGGCCCAGCGCGACTACCGCACCGACCGCGCCGGAATCGCCATCCTCCCGCCCATGCGCGTGCCGAGCAATCGCGGAAAATTGGACATCATACTCGGCCCCGCCGTCCAAATCCCCGAGCGCCGCCCCAACGAAATCGGCTGGATGCAGCCCCCGCCCTTCGACCAAGGCACCATCGAGATCGAACGCGCCGTGCGTCGCGATGTGAACGAATACTTTGGCATGGCTGGAGAGGGCGTGGACCCGAACTACACCGCCCTCGTCCAGCAGCACACGGTGGACCGCTGGCTCCGCGACTTCAAAGCCATCGTCACCCAGACCTACCAGCTCATGCAGCAATACATGCTGCCCGTCCAAATCCTCCGCGTCTCCGGCGGTCAAGTCCTCCCCTTCCAAGCCGACCGCGAAAGCATCCAAGGAAAATTCGACCTCATCGTCGATTGGGACGCCCGCAACCTCGACGCCGAAGCCCTGGGAGCCAAGCTCGACTACATCAGCAAAGCCATCGTGCCGATGGATACCGCCGGAGTCATCGACCGCGCCGGGCTCATCAAATTCATCATGAGCGCCGTCGATCCCGTTCTTGCCGAAATGCTCGTCCGCGACCCCGGCCCCGCCGCCGCCATGGAGGCGAACGAAGAACAACTCGCCTTCACGAAAATCGCCGCAGGCACCGAGCCCGAACTTCCCGCCGAAGGCCAAAACCACCAGCTCCGCGCCCAAGTCCTCCAAGGCATCATCCAGGCCAACCCCGCCCTCCAGCAGCGCATCCAGCAAGACGAGATTTTCCGCAACATGATCGAAGCCCGCATGAAGGGCTTCAATTTCCAAATGCAACAACAACAAAACGCCCAGATCGGCCGCCAAGGCACCCTGCCCGCGTTGCAATCCCCCCAACAACCCGCCCAACCCTAAAAACCCATGAGATCCGTCACCTTCCAATCCGTCCTCGACGGAGCCGCCGCCCGCATCGGGCTTGACCCCACACAGACCATCCAGCCCTCCACCGCGAGCGCCCTTACCGAATACATCAACACGCGCACGCGCTTTGCGTGGGAAGCCTACAAGTGGCCCGAACTCTCCGCCATCGAGAAGCGCCAGTTCCGCCCTACCTTCGACGCCGCCGCTACCTACGCCACTGGCGCGGAAGTCTTCTACCTCGGTCAATACTACCGCAAGACCGCCGCAGGAGCAGTCGGCGTCCTCCCCACCGTCACCGCCACTTGGACCTCCGCCGCCACGCTCACCGATTTCGTCCGCAGCGTCGACTTCGACCAGACCTTCACCGCCACCTCCCCCACCACCGCCGCCACGCCCATCGGCGAAATCCTGCACATCTACCGCCAAGACCCCCGCGTCGTCCGCTACGCCGAGCGCGTCAATTTCTGGGTCACAGACTCGGGAGCCATCGTCGGCCCCACGCAGTTCACCAACGCGACGCCGAACGAGGTTTTCGTGGAGTTCACGATTCGCCCGACCATGTTCAATACAGCTTCAAATTCTGAAGCCTTCCCTCGCGTCCTCAGCGAGTATGTCAAATTCGCTTCTGCCGCCGACGCGCTGCGCGAGGACGGGCAGTTCGACAAAGCCGCCTACATGGATGGCCTTGCCACCGATGCCCTCCAAAAAGAAATCGACATCATCGAGCTCAAGCAGGGCCAGACCCGCTTGCAGGGCACGCGCCGCGACCTCTTCCCGAGCACTCCCATGCAGCGAGCCGCTTCCAGCCCCATCGCCAGCGCCCTCGATAAAGCCAACACGCAGCGCGGAGCCTAACCCTTGAAAACCGTCCGCCTCCAGCAACTCCTCGATGCCGTCACGGCCAGGGCCGGGATTGATCCCACCCTGCCTGAGAACGCGCATCGCGGGGCGCTGGTCATGGACTATGTGCAGGAAGCCATCCACGAAGCCTGGAACTTCTTCGACTGGCCCGAAATCCACCACACCGAGGAACGCATCGTCCTCGGCTCCGGCTTCGTCGAAGGCGGCTACACCTACGAGTCCGACTACTCCGGCACCATCTCCTACATCGGCCGCGCCATCGAAGGCTCCTCCTTCAGCCAACCCGTCTGGCGCATCAAACGCATCACCACCAACGCCGCAGGCGAAGCCCTCAACATCGAGACCGCCCTGAATGTCCGGTGGGATGACCGCTTCTCCGCCACCTACATCGAGGACTCCCAAAACGCCCCCGCTGAACTCCCCTACATTGCCCTCTACAATCCCGGCACACCGACCATCGGCACCGTCGATGCCGTGTATGCCTCCAATCCCACCACCACCGCCGCCCGATTGCTAAAATTCAGCACCACCGCCGACCGCCTTATCATTATTGATACCGACTACCTCAGCGGAAATGTCTGGGTCCAATTCGCCCTGCCCGCCCCCGAATTCACCATCGCCACCTACGACGCAGCGGCCACCTACGCCCAGGGCGACCTCGTTTACCACCCCCCCACCGGCGACTGCTACCGAGCCGCCCAAGCCACCACCGGCAACCCTCCCACCGCCGAAGCCCTTTGGATTCGCCAATCCATCCCCTTCTTCCTCGGCGACTACATAAAAACCTCCGCCCTCGCCGCCATCCTCCTCGAGCAGACCGGCCAAGAAACCAAAGCCGCCTACCTCACCACCCGCGCCGAAGGCATCCTCCTCCGCGCCATGGACGACGCCTGGCTCCGCAAAGGCGAGATCCGCCGCTACTCCGCGCAGTTCCATTAACCCCCCTTGACACCCCACCCGATAATAAAAGTAACCCCATGAGCAACCCCACCGTCCAAATCGCCGCCCGCTCCTCTGCTGGCATCGTGCAACCCGTCCAAGCCACATCAGATGGGGCTCTGCGAGTCACCACCGGATTTCCAGTTCCTCTCTACGACAAGTTTGAAATTTTCCGCGTCGGTGCCACCAACAACACCAATTACACCGAATACTCCTTCGCCGGAACCGCAGTCGCCCGCATCCGTATGACCTATTTCGGCGGCGTTCCCACGACAGACAACGCCCAGCTCCAAACCTCCTTCGTTCAGTATCCCCCATTCGCGTAACCATGTCGCAAGTTTCGTTCGATCCCCTCACTGGAAACATGATCTCGACCACCGCCCAGGTGGCGCAGCTCGACTCCTCGGGCCAAATCTCCGGCACGATGATCCCGGACGATTTCGACGATGTGCAGAGGTTCGAGTCCGTGGCCGATTTCCCGCCCGAGGGCGTCGTAGCCCGCATCTATTTTCCAGCAGACACCAACATCCCGCACCGTTGGGATGTCGAATCCCTTTCCTATCTGCCCATCGCCTCCGACACGGACGGCGGTGAGTTTTAGGACTAACCCCGCAGTAACAACCCAAAAAAACCCACCCCTAGAATACCATGAGTAACATAATTCGCATCAAACGCCGCTTTTCCGGCAACGCCGGAGCCCCCTCCACCGCCAATTCAGGCGAACTCGCCTACAACGGCGTAGACGATAAACTTTATCTGGGAAATGGCTCCACAAACATCGTCATCGGCGGCGCAGGCCACTTCGCCACCAAGACCGAGCTCACCAGCGAAAACTCCCGCGCCACCGCAGCGGAAGCCGCCCTCGGCACCCGCATCGACAATGTCCTCTCCAATGTGGACGGCGCAGCCCTCGACTCCCTCACCGAAGTCGTCACAGCCTTCCAATCGGCAGATAGCAACCTCAACGGAGCCATCACCACCCTCGCCAACAGCGCCTCCAGCGCCCTCAGCACCGCCGTCACAGCCCTCGAAGCCGCCGACAGCACCCTCCAGGGCAATATCAACACCGTTGCAGGCAATCTCTCCACAGAGACCTCCGCTCGCACCAGTGCTGATTCCACATTGACCTCGAACCTCTCGAGCGAAATCTCGCGTGCGACCGCCGCAGAAGGCGTCATCGCCGCCAATTTGGCGACAGAGATCACGGATCGCGCCGCAGCAGTCTCCACCGAGGCCAGCACCCGCGCCAGTGCCGACACCACGCTCCAGTCGAACATCGACTCAGAAGCCAGCACCCGCGCCAGCGCAGACTCAGCCCTCGACACCCGCGTCACCGCGCTTGAGACCGAGATCGACGGCGGCACCTTCTGATCGCCCCCCATCCCCCTCAAAGCGGCAGCGCGGTCCCAACCCGCGCCGCCGCCCAGGGCCGCCCCACTTAAAACTTAATTCTTAAAACTTAAAACTTCTCCATGGTCCTCAAGGTCAAACGCACCACCGTCTCCGGCCGCATCCCCACCGCGAACCAAGTCGCCACCGGCGAACTCGCCTTGAACTTGGCCGACCGGCGACTTTACAGCAAAGACCACACCGGCGAAGTCTTCCCCCTCGTCTCCGGCCCCGGAGCCGCCATTTTCCTCCACGCCGTCTCCGGCACCACCCTCTACATCGGCCGCCTCTCCTGGACCGACTACCCCGCCTCCGGCCCCGCCGAAGACGCCACCGCCTGGACCATCTACAAAATTTCCACCAACTCCGCCGGCGATGTCACCGCCGAAACCAGCGCCATCGGCGCGTGGTCCAACAAAACCAATCTCCAATTTTCTTAAACCAAAAAACCAAACGCCATGACCGCATCCAATCCCATCGTTATCCAGGAAAAAACCTACGACCGCTTCAGCCTCAACCTCGCCATCACCGGCAAATACCACGCTGACGGGGCCACCGACGCCCAAGTCGCCATGCGCCTCATCCCCACGCGCATCGCAGACGGGGCAGTCGAAACCGCCGACGCTGCCGCGCTTGGCATCTCGCTCGGCACGCTCGCCGGATCGGATCAGGCCACCCAGCAAGCCGTAAGCGCGATCCAAGCCGCGCTTCAAGCCTACATCACCGCGAAAGGACTCTAAGCCATGGCCCTCATCACCTCCGCGCAAAGCGGCAATTTCAACGCTACCAGCACATGGACAGGCGGCATTGTCCCTACGGTTGGCGATGAGGCCCGCGCCTCGACGGGCCACACTGTCACGATCACCGCTAATGCGACCTGCGACGAGATCAGTATTGCTGGCACAGGCATTTTCACGCTGAACGATGGCGTCACGCTGACAGCCAATGTCACGAATAAAAGCGCGACAGCCAATCGAAACTGCTTGCAATTTACCGCCGCAGCCCCCGCAGCAGCTAATATTGTAGGAATTTGCACTGGAGGCACTGTTACAGGGGCGGTTTCGGTCATAAATAGCGGAAGTGGAAATTTAACAATTACCGGAAATGTGCTGTGCGGAAGCGGCAACAATGCCACAGGCGTATGGAACTCCTTAGCGGGAACTATTTCAATTACAGGAAATGTAACAGGAAATTCGTTAAACGGATATGGTTCATTAAATGGATCCACTGGAACAATAACTATAACCGGGAATGTGCTTGGAGGATCTTCCGCTGTTTCTCATGGTGCATTAAATAATTCTACTGGAACTATTAGCATAATTGGAAACGTAACCGCAGGTTCTAACACAGGCAATGGCGCAAATAACGCTTCCACCGGAACACTCTCCATCATCGGCACCGTCACCGCCTCGCAAACCGCCGCAGGCGTGGCAGGCGCAAATGTGCAGCAGGTCACCATCCTCTCCGGCCCGTTCATCACCGAGACGACACGCGGCGTGAACCCCGTCTACTGCGCCGCATGGCGCTGGAACGCCTCGCCGTCGAACTCCACCTATCTGGAGGTTATGACAAACAACCTCCTCACCAAGCGCAGCCTTGTCACCGAAGACAATGTGACCGGCATGCCATCCCAAGCCGATGTTAAGTCCGGCGTCGTTTACGGTCCAACAAGCGCACTTACCGGGACATTCTCACAAACCCTCTCGCCCAGCGTGTCCGACATAGCAACAGCAGTATGGGGAGCCGCCACCCGCACCATCACCGGCGGCACGGTAGACACGCTTACCAATGCACCGACAGTCCCAAGCGCGGCGACCATCGCTTCGCAGGTGAGGACGGAACTAACAACCGAACTCGGCCGCATCGACGCCGCCATAAGTTCCCGCCTCGCCCCATCCGGCACGCTCGCCACCGTCACCAACCTCACCAACGCCCCCGCCAGCGTCACGCCAGCCGACATCTGGTCGCACGCCACCCGCACCATCACCGGCGGCACGGTAGACACCCTCACCAACGCCCCCAGCGTCCCCAGCGCCACCACCATCGCCAGCCAGGTCCGCACCGAGCTATCCACCGAACTCGGCCGCCTCGACGCCACCGTCTCCAGCCGCCTCGCTTCGGCCAGCTACACCGCCCCGGCCAATAGCGACATCACCGCCATCAAAGCCAAAACCGACGCCCTCCCCAGCGACCCCGCCGACCAAAGCCTCCTCGAAGCCGCCATCGCCGGTGTCACTGCCCCAAGCGCGTCCACCGTCGCCACCGCCGTCCGCACGGAATTGACCGCCGAACTCGCCAAAGTCTCCGCCCTCAACACCGACCGCCTCGCGCAAGTCTCGACGGTCTCCACCACCGGCTCCCAACTCGCCGCCGCCCTCAGCTAATGGACCAGCACCTCGCCACCCTCAAAACCGCCGCCACCGGCCTCCTCGGAGCCGCCGCCGGTGTAGGCGGCGCGGTCGTCAGCACCCTCCCCGCCCTCGAAACCGGCCTCCGAGTCGCCAGCGCCGCCGTCGGCCTCCTAGCCGCCCTCCTCGCCCTCGTCAAAATCTGGCGCGACCTCCACCACAAATGAAACCCCTCGCCGCCCTCCTCGCCCTCACGCTCCTCCCCGGCTGCGTCACCATCCCCATCCCCCCCTGGGGCGAGCAACGCGGCAACCTCGGCGACCTCAAAGTCAGCGTCAGCGTCAACTACACCCCCCGCATCGCCAACCAAACCCCCGCCACCGCCTCCCAATCCCACGCCTGGAACCAATTCCTCGCAACCAAACCCCCAACCCTCCACGACAAATGAAAATCCTCGACACCATCCTCCACCACCTCGGCCAAAACTCCACCTGGCGCGGCATCATCCTTCTGGCCACCAGTTGCGGCGTCGCCCTCACCCCCAGCCACCAAGAAGCCATCGTCGCCGCCGGACTCGCCCTCGTCGGCCTCATCAATGTCCTGAGAAAAGGCTAAAATGATCCTGCGCTGGCTCAGTCGATTATTAGGCGCGCCGTCGTCCCCGACGGCCCCTCAGCCCCCCGCCCCCAAGCCGCCCGCGCAGCCAGCCGCCGCCCCACTCCCCGTCACCGCCGTGACGCGCCTCTACCCGCAAACGAACCGCCGCACCCCCAATGTGAGCGTCGGCCGCACCATCCGCCCCACCCACATCGTCCTGCACCACACCGGAGGAGCCTACACCGGATCCGTCTCTTGGTGCATGGACCCCCGCAGCGCCGTCAGCTACCACTGCATCATTGCGAGGAACGGCAAACGCACCATCCTCGCCCCCCCCACCGCCCGCACCTGGCACGCCGGAGTCAGCAGCTGGCAGGGCCGCAAAGACTGCAACAGCTACAGCATCGGCCTCGCCTGGGAAGGCGATACCTACCAAACGCCCCTCAGCGAAGACGCCCTACTGAGCGCCATCGAATACCTCCTCCCCATCCTCGACAAATTCGACATCCCCCTCTCGCACATCCTCCGCCACGCCGACATCGCGCCCGCCCGCAAGAACGACTGCTCCCCCGAATCCCACCGCCAGCTCCTCGCCGCCCTCCAGCGCATCCTCAAATGAGCAAACCCAAGCCCCAGCGCCCCCCCGACCGCGAAGCCATCATGCTCCAAGCCCGCGCCCTCCTCGCCGAGCATTTCGACATCGGCCTCGCCATCGTCAGTTGGGAGCAAGACGGCGAAACATTCTACATGGATTTCAAATTCGGCAACGACTACGCCGCCCGCGCCCTCTGCCGCGAAGCCGACGAAATCCTCTGGCCCTACGAAGAAGAAGACGACGAAGAGGAAGAAGCCTAAACCCTATGAAAACATCCTGGAGTTCCATCGCCCGCGAGCAAGCCGACAAAACCCACAAAGCCG